TTTGACCAAATTTTCTTTTAGATTTCTTTAATTTATATTTTCTTTTTATTAATGGGAAATAAAGTGATCCACCTACCCAATCATTATAGAAATCAAATTTCAACATCCTTAAAAATACTGCAACTGGTTCCATAACACAAGATACCCAATCTTTTATACCTGGCGTTTGTATACCACCACAATTTATACAAGAGAATGGTATCACATATGGTGAATTACACCCTTGTGCGTTACCAAACGGTGTTGGTATTAAAGTAACTATAGTATTTGTACCTTCATCAGAACATTTTAAACCTATTAAAGGTATTTTAACACAACAGTTTTTACAACAAGGTTTGTCTGGTACACCATCACTTGCTGGAGATGAAATTGTTTCATTATTACCACACCCACCATAATCATATGAATTTGGACAACAACTATGAGTTTTAGCTGATGGACATATCCCTTTACATTTATTACATAAAAGAGGACTGAAAATACATTTCCAGTTAATATTTAACGATAAATTAAACTCTGACCCACAACCACAATTTGCGCCACAACCACTACCACCACCACAATCACTTCCGTCTTTCGGACAACAATGAGTTTTATATGCAGCATTACATAATTCGAGACCAGCAGGTAAATTTATACAATATCTTAATTCAATTGATATACCAACAGGTATTTTTATCGAACATATTGTAGTAATTAAACCATTAATTATGTTAAGAATACCATTTATGATACCCACAACATGTCCAAATAATGTTAATAACATACAAATTATACTATATATGGGGTTTAAATTTATATCAATCCTATTTGTAGGAAATTTATTTACACCTTCAGCGTTTAATATATCTTTAATACCAATAAACCCTCTCGCCTCATCGTTTTGAATTTTTTGCATTCTACCGATATACTGTTTAACAGTATATACTTTTTTCCACCTAAAAGGATAAAATTCTTCTAAGTAATTATATTGATTTCTTAAATCACTCGCATAAGGTGTTCCTTTCGTAATACTAGATAATTGTTGGTTTATTGTAAAATCCTCACTATTTTTCAAATCTTCTGGATTGTACTCACTAAAATTGAAGTTGTTGTTTGTATTCGGAACTAAGAATTTCGCCCTTTGTCTTAATCTTTTGTCGTTTGATGTTGCGTCTATAGATATTCTAAATCTATAATCACCTTCAGTCGCAACACCCTTTATACCGTCAGGAGATGGGATTAAATTACCAAATTCATCAGTAACAACTTTTCTCATATTCATAGGAACTAATAATGACCAGTTACCATTTTCATCTATTGGTGTACCTTTAAAACTATATTTTTCTATTGAACCATCTACGGTTCTTCTAATTGCTTCTATATTACCAGGACCTGTGACAACTTCATTCATTTTACCCATTTCTCTGGCAGGCTTACAATTCTTATTTAAAGAATCTTTTTCGTCATCAGTAAAAACACTACCCATAAAAATTGCGGTAGGTACTAATTCTAAATTATTAATAGAAATATCATATCTATTAATACCTAACCCATTACCAACACTTAAACTATCACACCAATAAGGTTCAACCCTAACTGGTATATTTTCAGAAAAAATTTGTGGTAAACTATCTAAATTATTAGATGATTTAAATTTAAATCTATCTTTAAATAAGTCATCACTATACCCTTGTTCAATTAATTCAAAAGGTCTAACTGATAAAAAACCAATATCACTTACATCCATATCATAATGTAAGAAATGATCCCCTACTGGTACACCAAATAAAATATAATCACCTGCCTCATTGGTTGTGGTAGTATATTTATAATACTTTTCATATATTTCTAAAGTAGTATTATTATCTAATACTTCCCTTTTCTTTGGAAAAGTACCAACAGGTGTATGATCTAATGTTTGTTGGTTTTTTGGTAATACATTATATCGTATACCATTTTTGTTTTTTTGATCAGGAAATGGTTCTGTATACGGATATATTGCGGATTTAACTGAATCATTCAAATCACCCTCATCTACAGGTACAAATATAGATACCCTAACATTTGGTACACCAAATCCATTATTAATAATGACTCTACCAGCAATTACACCATATTCCGCACAAAAACTTTGGTAGTCATCATTTTGAGATATTTTTAAACTTAATATTTCTAAATGATCATAGTTCTGATTAAGATCAACATTGACTTTTAAATACCCATTATCATTACCTGGTGTTGTCCTAATTCTAAATGATTTAGACATATTAGTATCATTTTATTTTTATTATTTTTTATTTTCTTTACCATCGAAAATTTCTATATCGTTAAATTCTGTTCCATTTTCTGATTTTTCTTCATACGAATCAGTTTTACCAAATTGGTTTTCACGTTTTTTAATTTTTTTATTATAGACAAATTTAGCATACATATTTAAAATACCTATAAAAAAGTTTTTTAACTTAATAGTGATTTTTGGTAGAGATTTAGGTAAAAAGAAAGTTAGAAAAATCTGTCCAACTAAAACTAAAATGATAAATGGTAATACAATAATAATTGCTAAAAACGCAATAAGTTTAAAAAAGAAACTACCATTATAATTACCGTTTTGGATTTCCTCAGGAATTATATTCATATTAATTGATCCACTTTTATTTTGTTTCTCACCATTATTAGATTTTTGATTTTTTTGTTTACACGTTTTACATTCCATAACATTATTTTTTTTATTAAAACTAATTATATTTTTAAAAAAGTAATTACTATGAGGTAGAAATAGTGATTTTAATATCTTTATTTGGATATTTAATTTCGAACATCGCATTTGGTGCACCAAATAAAGTATATCTACCTAACAAATCTATTTGTCTAGTTGTATCATCGATATATGGTTGAGCAATTTCATTTAATGAATATTTACCATTTTCATTTACTTTATTATAAACTCTAAGGTCAGTAACATTTAACACACCAGCAACATTATTAACATTTTCAACTAACTGTGATAGATATATGTTATCACCCATATGCCACTTATTTATATCTAAATATTGTGTTACTGATGAAATTACACCTGATATCACCTCACCTTTTGGTACCGCTTTATCTGTAAAAACATCTATTTCAAAACCTAAATTAATTACCCTACCATTTTTTACCGTAACATAATCATTTATCATCCTAAAATCTGCTAAATAATCCGCAATATTTTGTTTTAAAGTCGATGTAGACTCAGTTGTTAGTTTACTACTAGAATCTAATGCTAAAATATATACATTAATTTTATTTCTTTCTTCCCACACACCAGTTCTAAAAGGTACACCAAATTTACCTGACATAAGTGGTACTCTACTCTGATAGTCTTTGATTGTTACACACCTATTTTGTGCAGAAAAATTATATCTAACTAAATTTCTTATTTCTTCTACTGATAGTTCTTCTTTACCACCTAAAGCAGGAATTGGGTTGTTGACAGTAATACTATTTTTTATAATCTTATTTATATTATTGTCATCTCCATTAATGATTACACCTGTAGTTCCCAAAGATGTGATGGTATTAGGTCCAATATTAGAATCTTCTCCACCTCCTATTCTATATCTCACATACAATGTATTGTTAGTTTGTGGAATCTCACCCAAAGATAAGTTATTTACAACTTTACCTATTCTTTCTATTTGTCCCCTACACCCAACAAAATCATTTAATTCAGAAATATCTGTGTCACCTGCACCAAATATGATTTTACAGAAACCATTATCGGTATACTCTTGTATAAATCTTTTTGGGGCATTTTTCCATTTACCAACTACCACACCCGATCTATCTGAAACGGCATTTTCATCTTCAATGTATATTTCACCTTGTGCCAATGCAGGTACTTCATACCAACTTAAATCAAAATTAGAAAATTCATCTTCCGTTGGGTTATTTACAAAATTTGTCCCTTCCTTAGTTATTATATTTTCTATCGATAAAACATTGTCTTCTGGTAGGATTACTTCTAAAAATGGTCTATAATCTTCTCTACCTAAAACTTTTTTATATATTTTTGTAATACCATTTACCATAATTTCTCTTTTAGTAAGAGAATAATTTTGTATTATACCATTTCCATCTATGTTTGGTATAACCAATCTGTTAGGAATACCTCCTGTTGTAAATGGAGATGAGAAATCACAATCTTCCTGTAACTCAAATATTTTACCCGCACCAGTTGCTTGAGAACCTTTAAGTATTTTTGGTGCGTAACTTATATCAAATGTATCACCATTTACTGGTATATTAGTTACTGTCCAATCAACAATAGTTATACTAGGTCTTTTACCTGGTACATTTAAACCAAATGTTCTCGCCAATTCTAATAGTGAAGACCTTTCTTGTGCGTAACTTATTTGAGTCTCGTTAAACATTCTGTCGGTATGGAATGATAACATATCCCCAACCGCTGCGTTTAATTCTAATAACATCATACCGACAGAAGCGTCATTAAAATCTGAAAATATTTCTGGATAATATTTTTGTATGAATTCTATAAGTTGTAATCTTACATCTGAGAAATTACGTGCATTATAATCTATTTTCTTTGCCATAATTAGAATGTTAAAGTTATTGTATCTGTACTAGTGAAAGTCCCTTCTGTAACTGTATAAGTTAATTCCACAATTATTAATTCTTCTATATCATCATTTCTAAATGATATGTCATTTATAATTAAATTAGGGATGTATAATTTAATTGTATCATTTAAATTATCTCTAATTTGTTCATGTGTGATTGAATCATTTGGTTCAAAAATGTATTTTTTTAAATCACTACCAAAATCAGGAAGATATAACCTTTCACCTTTATTAGTTAAAAGTAGATGTAATAAATCCGCCCTAATAGCGTCTTTATCAGTTTTATTCATTTGAAAATAAAACCCATTATCACCATCCCTAAAAGGGAAATCAATATTTATATACCTAGTCTTTGCCATATGTATATAAATATAATAGTATAAAATTTTTGAAAATAAATATTAAAATAATAAATAATATTACTCACATTTAACTGATATGTTAAATATCGTTCTATCTAATGGTGAAAATACCATTATTATCAGTTGGGAATTTTCTTCTTCTTTAGTAATTTTAAATGATGTACCAGATTTCATTATTGGTTTATATTTAACAATATTATCTTTTAAATCACCACCATTAATAATATCATCAGTAATTTTTTCCGCTTCTGAATCACCATCTTTAAAGATATCTTTAATTGTTAATTTTCCCCCTTCAGATTTAATTGCTGTATTAATACTTTCCAACAACCCTTCAGTTCTTTTATAGATAATTAATTCACCAACAAAATTACGTACACCATTTTCCATTTCACTATAATCATTATCACCATCTGATAATGATTTTTTAATCGAATCTTTAAGAGATGTCGATTGTAATGGTAACATTTTCTTTCTTTCAGGTATACTTAACGCAACTTGTCTATATTCCATATTATAAACATCACCCATAAATCCACTAAAGAATTCTTGATCACCATACTTAACATAAAATGCGTCTGGTACTACTAGAGAATCGAATGAAATAGTTACTGTATCACCCTCACCAACAGGGAATCCACTTTTAACTGTTGCAGCAACAAAGTTATTTTGTTTTGTACCTCTACCACCTTCTTTTTTCTCACTATACCCACATTTTAATGGTGGTTTTGGTGTTAGACAATTACACGCATCTACAGTAGGTTTAATTTTACCTTCAGGACAATCACATTTTTGTGTCTCTTCATTAAATGTCATACCATTAGGACATTTACAATCACCATTTTCATCAGGTTTTTGACATTTATCAGGACATTCTTTTTGTTCTTTTTTACATTTACAATCATCTGTCTTTTTAAAACCTTTAGGACATTCACATTGTTTTGTAGACTCATTGAATGTCATTCCTTCTGGGCAATCGCATTTTTTTGTTTCTTTATTAAATGTCATACAAGGATCTGGACAACTATTACATTCACAATTTTCATCCACCTCTTTCCCATTAGGGCAAAAACACTTACCATCTTTTTCTGTTAAACCATCTTTACATTTACATTGTTTAGTTTTTGGATCTCTAATCATACAATTAGGACATGGGTTGTATGGTGTAAAACATAAAACTGCATCTATCATTACTAATTGTCCTGCATTTAATTCACCACTTTTAATTGCTGCTGCAACTACTGAATGGGTATCTGTTTTATCTTCAGTATAAATGGATCCAGAAGTAATTTCTTTTATTTCTTTTTTGAAATCGGTTGGGACTTTAATATTCTTTTGTTGAGCAAAAGTCACAATTTTTTTAGTTAATTCATCTAAAACTTTTTGTGCCCTTCTTTTTGCTAAATCTTCATTACTTTTTTTACCTGAAGAATTTTTACCATATGTCGCTTTCGGAGTTTTATCAAAACCCTTACAACCCGAACCCCAAGGTTTTAATGATTTTATACCATTATTAACATCATATTCGTTACAATATTTAGGTTCTACCGCAGGAAATTTATTACTATTATTACCTTTCCAGTAATTACTAGCACCCCCAAATACATTGATGTCTTCAATAGTAAATTCACCATCCTCAAATAAACCAAACTGTGCTTCCACTTTTTCTTTGAACTTCTGAAAGAACTTTTCAGGTACTTCTTCATTTACATCACTTTCAGTTTTATATACCTCAGTATTTGTAATAGACACACAATTATTTTTACTTGATTCTGTACTACCTTCAGTTTTTGATTCTTGTTCTACATTATTTTCACCTTCACTACCACTATCACCTTCAACGGATGAAGTACTAACTTCATTAATCTTTACACCTTGTTCGTAAACTATTAAAGACTTTATTCTTTGTAACTCTTCAAAAAGATTTTTCATATTTTTTTTAATAATTTTTGTTTTTATGAGAAAAAATTATATATTTGTTTAATATAAATACAAAACAACTATGAAAAATTTAATAATTGCACTATTAATTTTAAACCCTATTTGTTTTTTTTCTCAAAGTCTTTTTTCTAAAGAAGAACTGATTACTGCAACCGATAATGGTAGAAAATGGAATAAAGATATTAAGATATCATTATTCGGTAAATATACTAAGCAAGATTCATTGGATGTAGTTGAGAATATAAAAAAATTAAAACCACTAATAAAACCTATAAATATTAGTATGGTTAAAAATAAAGACTCATCAAATGTGAGTATATATTTCTTATCTGATTCGGAATTTGGTAAAATATTTCCAGATGATTATCAATACACAAAAACTTCTATTGGTAATACTTTTACCTATGGTGTTAAGAATATTACAGAATCCATTATTCAAATAGACTTAATTAATAATAAAAAATTAAATTCATTTAGTAACACTATTAGACATGAAATGTTTCATATGTTAGGTTTCATACATTATAATGAAGAAAAAGATTCTATTTTAAGTATAGAATATAATTTAACTGATAAAGATATAGAAATGATAAAATATCTTTATTCTAAAAAATTTAATATATAAAAAAAATCACTACGATTGTAGTGATTTTCTTATTTTTGTATTACCCTTTTCATATTTTGGTTCAAACGGACAATGTTTACATCCGTTACCACAACACGATTTTCTATTTAAGTGATATGATTCAGTTAATACCATTTTACCATCTTCCCAATAGAAGTCAGTAGGTTGTAATTTAGGTCCAAATTCCCTAACATATAATTGTTGTACCCAATCTTTTGATGCCCCTACATTCATTTTTTTTTTAATTCTTTTTTCTTTGATTATAAAACGCTAACATAATTTGATATGTTAGCGTTATATTGTTACCCCATTTTACGTTCACAACTTATATAATTTCACAAGCTCCTCCAGCACAAGCAACTTCACCTGAAAGATTAGTATTATCCTGTAACTCAATTACCTTTGTTAAATCAACAGAAGTTAATGATTTCAATAATGTCTCATAAGTTTCTACTGTACAATCTTCAAATGGCGCCTGTTGATATGTCCCCCCATTATATGGTAAAACAGATAACCCATTATAAAATTTTCTATTTGTCCACATCCATTCACCAGCTAATTCCCAATCTTCCTCTTTTAAAGATATCGTTGCAGATACATTATGACTATTTTGTCCACCTACATGTCCTGGTTTAATCCATTCTTGTGACACTTTTTTAACTCTATCTAATAAATCAAAAGGGGATTCATATCTTAAAATTGAACCCTCAGGTGATTTTTGTGGAATAGAAATAACTGCAGTATCATGTGGTCTAAAAATTTCATCCTCAATTAATTCTGGATGATTTACTGATAGGTATGTATAGATTGCCTCATTTTTACCAACTCTAATTCTTCTAACATAATAATCGTTATGCCAAGCATGAATACCAGAAGAAGTTCCTAAAACTAATGATGAGGTACCTGATGGTTTAACTGTTGTAGTCCTAGCTGCAGAGTTAATCCCAATTAATTTTGCGACTCTAGAATTCTCTTCTTTAACTGCGTTAGCGGCAGCTTTCATATCATAACCTAAAACTACACCTGACCCTATTCCTGTCATCCCAACACCTATTAAGGCATCTTTTTCTGTAGTTCTTTTCCAAACATCTCTTAAGTAATGGAAATCTGTGTATCCTGCCTGTAAAGTTCCAATAAATGCTGCCCCTCTAACTCTTTTTTCAAAGTCTTCTTGTGATTCAATATCAGAAGCATTCACTTCACATAAGTTACAGAACTGATATGGTCTAAGTCCTATCTCACAACAAGGGTTTGTTCCCCAATCTTTGTCATTTGAGAAATAAATTCCTGGTTCACCAGCACCACTCAACTCAATTCTTTTCCACAAATCTAAGAAGAATTCTTTAGTAACTTTATGTCTTAACAATACTGCTGAATTATTTGCTCTACCTCTCTGAGGGTTTAATTCCCACCAGTTTCCTGCTTTAGAAGAAATCATTTCATTGTCATCGGCAGAAAATAAACTAATTAATGCTGCTCTACGAATACCACCCGCTAAAACTGCATCTGCAATATGACATACGATATCATGTGTTTCAATAGGTGTTAATTTTTCTCCATTATTTTTAGAGTCTAATACTTTTTTAATATTATGTACACAATCTTTTAATGGTTGTGGTCCAGGTGCTTTACCACCTGATGTTACTAATAATGCCCCTTTATGTCTAATGTCTGAATAATCAAATATAGGTGTTGATGTTTTTGTACCGAAATAAGACTCTACTAATAATTTAATTGCGTCTGCCCAACCTTCTATTGAATCACTTACTAAGTATCTTCTTTTTCTATCAGGATTAGGTTTTCTAATTTCAGGTAACTTATCTACATGATGTTTTTGTACCGAATAACCTACACCTGTTCCACCTAACAATAAAAACATTGTTTCTGAAAATGCATCAGTGTGATCAATAGGTAAATAAGCACAATTATAAACTCTATTAGGTGATATTTCAATAGGTTTCCCACCAAATTGTAAACTTCTCATCGAAGGTAGTATTTTTTTATTATAAACTAATTTATAAACTTCTTCAATATCATCTTTAATGTGAGGATATTTTTTTTGATGCATTTCTTTATTTCTTGTAACTAATTCTTCCCATGTTTCTCTTCTATTCATTTCTGGTAAGAATTTAGCATACTTCATATGAACCGTAATGTCAGACAATATTCTATTTGATATTTCCATTTTTAAATACTTTTTTTTTAATTTTTATTTTTAATTTTTTATTAGTGTGTAGATTCCTATATGACTTATTAAATAACTCATTATTTAAAAAAAGTTACATTAAGTAAATGATTCTCTTTTTTTGTTTAATGTTTCTTGAATAAATTTAGAATCTTTTTGTTTTGACATTTTATCATGTTCTAATATGGTAACATCTCTACTATCGTTAGTATCAATAACTAACGTACCATTATCAAATAAAATATCCTCAAATACAACACCATCTTTTCCAAATCTAGATTTAAGTATCGCTAAAGTTGCTCTACCTTCTTCTTTTTGTTCTAATGTTTTAGCTGCAGATAAAATAAAGTGCCCAATCTGACCTTTTTTAATGGATCCACCCATCATATTAGCCTCCACTAATTCAGCACCAATCGCACTTCTATTACCTTGTACTGCAGTCCATCCTGCCACATCCAATTCAGACAACATAGTTTCGAACTGTCTCATTACATTACCTTCACCACTATACTCATCTTTAAATTGTTTAGTAGGTTGTACACAGTCTATGTAGTCTAAGAAAATAACATCAGGTTTTATACCATTAGAAATTAATTTTTTTAGATATTGTCTAATGTGTGGTATTGTAGTACCATCACTAGGCATTCTTTTCAATATTAAATTCCCTGATAAGTCTTGAAAATTAGTTAACTTTTGTTCTACCTCATCACTTCTTTCCTCTAATTCATTTAAAGGTATTTCAGTAAAACATGTGTAGTGTTTTCTTTGTATTACTTCTTGATTATCTTCAAAGAAGATTTGTACTACATTTTTACCCATCTTATAAGCAGTATTCGCCATTCTAGTAATTAATGTAGTTTTACCTACACCAAACGCTGCTAAAATAACTCCTAACTCACCTTTTGATAGTCCACCACCCATTAAGTTATCTATCCCAATTAAACCTGTAGGTATTGGACTTCTAAAATCCGCTGATAAAACATTTTTAATATTATGAAAAACATCTATACCATCGTCTTTTTCTACCCCAACAGTTATGGCTTGTTTAACTATTTCTTCACACTCATCGTATCTATCAAAATCTCCTGTATCTAAAATCTTTTGAATTTTTAAAGTAGCCTTCTTAAGTTCTTGTTGTTTGCAAAACTTAATGGCAACGTCTTGTGTGTGTAAACAATCCTTATTATCTGAATCTTTAACTTCCTTAATTAATTCATTTGCTGATTCTCTCGCAATTTCTCTTCTTACTTCAGTTTTAATAAGGTTAAAGATGGTATCATAAGACGGTATGGTTTCATATTTCTCATAATAATTTTTGACACTAGCAACAACTAACCTCATATATTCATTATCAAAATAATTCGGATCAATTATAGTAATAATACTTTCCGAAAATTTTTGATCTTCAATTAATTGTTTCACTAGTTTCACTTGAAAACTATATCCTAAATACCCTAAATTAGAACTTTCATTTTTTACCATAACGTTTTTAGATTTGATTATTAATAAATATCTTGGTTAAGTCATAATCACCATAATTTTTTAGATAAATTTTATCACTTAACCCATTTTGTATGGTTTCGATGATTTTAGGTATAATTTTTCTAATATCTACATCATATCTCACCTTTGGTGGGAAATCATTTCCAGTGAAAATTTTCTCAATGATTACTTTCCCATTAGCTTTAATTTGAAATGTAAAGTAATCTTCATTTTCGTAAATGTCTTTTACTTCATATTCCTCATTATTACTATTTTCTGTAAAATAATTATAATATTTATATAGATATTCATATGTATTGTTTTTAAAGTGTAGTTTAATAACATCTACTACATCATCTATAACATATTTTATATCTAAAGAATTTATAATATCTTTATTATAATTTTTTATTGGGAAATTTCTTCCAACAATAGGATTACCATTAATCATAAATAAAAATTCATACGGGTAACTCTGATAACTCTTTTTCATATTTGTATTCATATTTGTATTCATATTTGTATTCATATTAAACTGTTATAAAATTTTTTTTCTTTTTTAATTAATGAAAGAAATGGTTGTAAAAAATTTAAATACCCATCTTGTCCTCCTGGTATTGCCATCATTAAACCATCTTCCATCATCATTTTAATTACATTTTTAATTTCTCTACCTTCAGGATCAATTGTCGTAGACATTAAATAATCTAAATCTGATTTTATATTTTCTGTAATAATAGGGTTACTTAAATCGATTAGTTTTTCATTAACTTCGAATATTTTTTCTTTTTGTTTACCCTTTGTTACTTTATTAATAATATTATCCAACGATTTTAAATTACTTTTTCTATCCTTTTGTATATCTTTAATTTTACTAAAAATATATTCCAATGTCAAAGTTTTTTCTTTAATTTCAGGAAAAAATTTCAATAAAGTTTTTTCACTTACACCTGTGATACCTTTTATATTATCACTAACGTCACCAGATATAATTTTGATTAACTTTAGATTACTATAATGATGATTAAAGTGATCCAAATAATTATCTTTAGTAATTATCTTTTTTAAATTTGTAACATAAATTCCGACTCTATCATTGATTAATTGACACATATCCCTATCGTTAGTCATTATTACAACTTTTTCATTTTCTGAAATGTTTTTTACGTAATAACCAATTAAGTCATCTGCCTCAACAATTTCATCACTATATTGTCTTATAAACAATTCTTCACAATAAAATTTAACTCTTTCTTTTTGTAGATACAATTCAATTTCTGAAGGTGGTTGATCAGTATAAAAATCTTTATTTCTATTAGATTTATAATCTTCATAAATTTCATACCTTAACCTACCACTAAATTGTCCATCCCAAAACACATATACTTTATCAAACTTATATTCATTTACAAGTTTCCTAACCATAGTTAAGAATTGAAAAATACCGCCTATATGAATATCTTTGTGGTAAAGATTTTTAGCTCCATGATAGGCGGTTTTAATCAACGAGTCTCCATCGACAATAAGTGTTTTTTGAAATATATTACTTTTTCTATTTGGTATTTTCACAAACCACTATTTAATGGTTAAACAATCAATCATCTGAATATTCAACAGAAGATTCAATAAAATTCTCCTCTACAACATCAAATGATTCTACATCTCCAGCAGTATTAAAAACTTCTGCCCAATAATCTTTGTTATCGGATTTATAATCATCAATTGACTTCTTATCGTCTTCGATAAATCCGTGAGTAGTAGCCAATATCCTATTATCCGCATATCCTAAACCATTCATATGGTTTTTATGGATACCAACTTTTGTTCTAATTGCAAAATTAACTTTTCTACCCTTATTTGTTGCAGAAAGTTTAGATACACCTGAACTCTTTTGGTTACCGAATAAGAATACTAAGGCACATGATAGGTAAATTGAGTTACCACCTTTAGGTTGTATAGTAGGTTGCCCAAATGGATTATCTGGTAAAGCTACCCAAGGTTGGTTTACAAAAACCATAGTATTAGTAAATGGATAACTTTCTTTTCTCGAAGATGTAATTCTTTGAGCTAACCCCATACCCCATTTTTCTGAAATAACTCTCGCAGTATGTTGATTCCCACCTTTACCTTCAAAACTCATTTGACAAGGTATCGTACCAATTGAGTCCCATAAAAATACTATGTCATATGGAATTTCACCACTTTTTTGAGCGTCTAATACTTCTGTCACATAATCAAAGGCTTGTTCGATATATTCAAAACCTAATTTGTAAAGAAGAAATCCGTCCCAATAAGCATTAATTTCACCAGTTTTTTCATCAACCTCTTCAATGTATTCAGTTTCTAACCCCATTTGTTTAGCGTGTTCAAAACTAAATTTTTGCTCAGTAATAATAAAAACAGGTAATATATTTTTTTTCTGAGCGTCTACCGCAGTTTTAATTAATGCAGTTGTTTTACCAGTATCTGAATGACCTAAAAGCATGTTAATCTGACCCATAGCAGGACCTGGTAATCCTGTAGACTTCTGGAATGCTTCCCCCATATCAAAGTATTTTTGTTCTTTATACTTATCACTAGAGGAAAACTTTTTCCTTATAGATGAAAAATCAGATGCTTTTTTCTTTAGTGGTGTCTTAGCCATATCTATAAATTAAAAAGGTAATTCATCTTCATCAGTTTCTAAAGAGGTGGTAATAAAAGGAAAATCATTTTCATCATCGTCATCAGAAATATCAGTTATGTTTAAATCTTTTGTTTTAAATGTTTCAGATTTCATCATATTGATTTCTTCACTCAAAGACGCAGTTTCTTTTTCTTCTTTATCTTCCTCAGCAACAAATTTCTTTTGTTCAGAATCCCAAATAGGTGTTTTATTTGTTGCAACTATATCCAAATACTCTTTAGATTTTTTAGAATAAACATCTCTATGTGTTTCTTCATTATTAAACCATTCATTTGCCTTTTCTTTATCGTTAGTTAAGATAGCAACATCATCAGCCATAATAGAGTTAACAACACTATGTCCTTTATCGTTTTTACCTGTAGTGATGATAATATCTCTACCTTCTCTAGGATCACTTATGTCACCTTTTAATTTAAATAATGGGATGATTTTATCCATAATACCATCACCAGTATATTTATGTTTAAACCTCCAAAATTTAACACCATCTTCTTCGTTGTCTCTGTCAACACCTTTAACAACATAGAATTTTCTAGCGATAAATTCTTTTGCTAATTTTTTAGCTCTTTCAGAACCATCTTCATAAAGTGCATCCTTTGCCTCACATAAAGGGCAATGTCCTCCATCGTTTAAATGGTTACAATAAATTTTATCCCACTTACCATTAACAAGTTTTTCGTGATAGTATACCTCAGTAAATGGAGAATCCCCATCTTTTTTAGGTAAAATCCTAAACCTTTTAGTTTGTGATTTTACACCTTTAGGTAATTTTTCACTGAAATACTTCTTCAGTCTGTCTTCACTAGACATCTTAGTAGTAGTTTTTTTATCTTCAGTATTTTTTTCATACTGAGATAAAATTGCGTCTAAAGTTTTACTCATTTTTATTTTTTTTAATGATTAATATTATACAATATTACGTATTATTTATAGTAAAGTCAAATTATTTTAAAATAAAAAACCCCACTTTGTTAGTGAGGTTCTTTAACAATATTAGTTTAAATTAATTTTCATCTTTTTTAGGTGAATTAAATGATGCCTTAATTTCGTTTCTATCAAAATTTTCTACATCACTTTGTCTCAAAATAAATTCTTCTTCTTCTGAATCATTAGTTGCTTCATACCCTTCTCTATCTGTCCAAAAGTCTTTTAACTTAACACTATAAGGAAAGTTAAAATCTTGCATTGATCTCATTTCTAATTTTTCAACAGGTGTTGGATTTCTTTTTTCTATTTCTTTTTCTAAAGAATCAATTTTACTGATTACTTCATCCATACCTGTTACTTGATTTTCCAATTCCGATAATTTAGAAAGTAATTCTTCCATTTTATCACTCACATCTGTTACAGATTTTTTAGTTTCTTCTGAACTATCAACTAAATCAGTTATATCAACTTCAATAGTATCATCATCAGTTTCTTCTGTACTCTCAGTATCATCAAATTCATCTTCTATCTCTACACCTTCCTCTTCTTCATCACCAGTAGTGGTAGTTTCAGTAGATCCCGTAGAAGCTGGTTCATCTCCTATAGGCTCATCACCAGTAGGTTCTTCATTTTCAGTATCGGCAACATCCATAAAAGGATCATCACCTGCAGGATCCTGTTCTGATAAAAAAGAACCATCTAAAAGTAAATCACCATTTAAATCTTCTTCTTTTTCTTCTGGAACGTAAAAAGTATACTCCAAAAGTTGTTTATACCTTTTTAAATCCTCTAAAATAAATTTTTTTTTATTGTTCATATATATTATATTAAAAGTTGTCTACCATCATTAGTTTTGTAAACTTTATTTACTATTTCAACAATTTCTTTTCCGTCATTAATTAAACATTCGTCACCCTCACATTCTTTTGAATGTGTTTTTGTATTAGTTAAAAAATTATCTAATTTTTTTCCTAAGTTTTCTGTAGCTTTATTATCTTCCATAACTTTATTTTTATTAATAAATATCTTATTTTTCAGAAAAATCTTTAATAATATCTATAATTTTTAATTCATCATTCTTAATAAGTATTATTTTATTTTGATAGTCATCCCAATCGATTTTATATTCTAAATGATTTATATTACCACTATCTAAACTGTAATTAAATTCAATAAGTTTATTTAACGCATTAATAGTATAAAAACATTCCCCCTTTTTATGTACAATTATTGTTGGTGGGATTAGACTTGTTATATCTATTTTCTTTCCGTTATTTAAGGGTAGCCTATATGTTAAGATTTTTTTACTATCATCGTTGAATGAGTATTCAAATATGTTTTCTTGATATATTTTAAACCTTTTTTGTAAATATTTTTTGAAGGATTCAATTTTATCTACATATACAAAAGATGCTAATGTTATAATTTTAGTCGTTTCCATTTTTAATAATATACGGGATTAATCTGTTTTTATTTTTTATTTTATATAAAAAATCCCTGTATTTATTAAATATCTCAGAATCTATCAAAACGGCAGAATTTAAATTATTTATCGTCTTTAACACTTTTTCTTTTTTATTGTCAAAATAGTCTAAAATGTCTAAATCAATTCCAAAAATTATATTATCACCGAATATATAAACCATATTATTATCTGATAGGTATATATATGGATTTACTAATGTTAAAATTTTTTTAATTATTTTTTTATTAATATTTTTTTTACCATATAAAATATCTAAATAAACATAAGGTATGTTATCACCAAAACTATTATAACAAAATTCCTTAAAAGATTCTATATCTGATTCAAAATCTGCCTTTCTCTCTTTAGAATTAAATGTCCAATAAGTTCTTATGTTTATAGATTTATGTAAAATAGAAACTTTACCGTCATACATTTCTTTAACCAAATCCCAACCAATAATTAAAGTAGGTAAATCATTATCGATTAAATCATCCTTACCATAATTTTTAAACCCTTCTATAAGAATAGGGGTTTTAGATATTACATTTCCAAAATTCATATTGCAAATATAATAATTTTTTTTTAAAATGTTAAGGTCCTGGATTAAAATAGTTAATTAGTGGTTGATTATTTTCACCAACAAAGGTAGTCAACACTCTTTCAAACGTATAAAATGCAGTCTCTTCACCAACTCCACCATACTGATGTGACAATTTTATACATTTAGAATATATTGATGCTGACCCAGAAGGTAATGAAGAATAGTCATATGCGGTTTTATCTCCATCTTTTAAATAATTCCACACTTTTAATGTAGTTAATATAGTAGAAGGTTCTCCTGACGATGCAATTGTAGGTTCTGCCAAACCTGAGTCACCATATATATCTTGATATTGTTTTCTACCAATAACATATAAATAACCTCTAGGTTTGTATCTATAAGCATCACCTTCAAAAATATTATAATACTTTGTAGTCTTTATTAAATTTTCTTCCTGTTTTGTCAAATCTTTTAATTCCTTTTCCAAAGTAGCTTTTTCCATTCTTTGGTAAGGATCATTAACATCCAATTTAGGTAATCTTTCGTTAATTTCTTTTTTTCTGTTTTCTATTCTATCGTTGTCGGCAAACTCTTTTAATCCATCGTTACCTGGTAATTTATAAGAAATATCGTTAACTGAACCACCAGTAAAAATAGGTATAGATGTTAAATATTTATCCGACAAATTTGATTTTCCATAATATTTGATTTTATCAGGATTTAAAGGATCGTTACTCGGGAATCTATTAGTAAAAGTACCCATATTATCCACATCCCAAGGCATTTCACTGAATTTAAAATTTTCTGAATTAGATAGAATTGCTGATAAAAACATAGTAACTTGTGAATTAGATAAAATTTTATAAAATTTCATTTTACTCTCTAAATCATTTATTACCTCTCTTAATTTTTGATCAGTAAAAATAGTAACACCTAAGTTTTTAAATTTATTAACCCCTTCATCTACATTCGCTATTGTACCAACTCCAAAGTTTTTCTGATAATCAAATAAATCCGTAGGATTTAAAACACCTATACTATACACACCATTTTTATTGTTAAGATTAGTAAACTCAATTTTTGGAATTTCACTACTTTCATTTAAATTAACATCTAAATCTGCAGTTATTTGTTTTGACGGTGATGTTATATATTTTGATTGTCTTAGTCCCTCAAAACTTGTAGACATTTGGTTTGGAGTTATGTTATGACTAACACTAGTTATAAGATATGCCCCATTAAAAAATGGTACATTTTGTAAATCAAAATACATTAATGGTTGTATATTCATACAACCCATAGCCTCAACTTTACAAGTATATGACCTAGTTTTAAATAATCTTAATAAATCTGTACCTACATATGCTTTTTGCGTACCACCTCTTTTATCTACTAAATCAGATAATGCTTTAAAGTATTCTCCAGTCTCTCTATGTTCTTGTTGATTTAATGAAACATTTTTAAAAACTGTTTGATTTTGTGCCCCAAATGAAACTCTAAATGCAACTAATGAAGAATCACCTAAATCTATTTCCGCTTGATTATTAATAGTGTTTGATTTATTATCATCAATTATATCTGCAGGAATATTACCTGTAGTTAAACTAAATCCATCATCTTTAAAATAATAATTACTTCTCTCACCTATATCTAACGATTGTGATGCACCACCAACCCAAATAGCACAAAAAGTTGGTCCTGATGATTCATTATTTTCTAGTACAGTTTGTGGTTGAAATATTTTAGCCACTTCGGTAGCACTTTTAAAATTAATATATGTAGGTAATATCTGAAAAAGAAAATTACTATCTCTTAATAGTTTAGACATAAAGAAATATACACTCGTATTTAAATTACTACCTAAAGTAAGAAAACTTTTTAGATTGAATGTTGCCTCATCCCCAATAAATCTCCAACCTCTATCTATAAATTTAAAATATTCAAATAAATTTTTATCACCAGAATCTCCACAAATACTAAAAGAACCACTATTACCTATCCATTTATTACTAATATTTTTAAAATAATTATAAAGTTGTAATTTTATAATATTTGTACTTTTATTGTCATCTTTTTTTTCTTCGTTACCTTCTTTTTTACCATTATCATTTTCTTTACCTACTTCATTAAATTTTTGTTTAAAAGTAGTCACATATTTTTTCAATAATGATTTATCGACAATTAATCCTTTATTTTGTCTTAATTTATCAATCTTAACTTTATCAAATATATCTGGATTCAATAAAATTAAATCAGTAGTTTCCTTTAATTTAGTAAATATATTATTTTGAGCCAATTCTTGTTCTTGTTTAGTTAATGTAGTTTGAGTAATTAAATCAGGTACATATAATTTTACTGACCTTTCAAAAAAACCATTTTTAGCACTATTAAAATTTTCACTATCCACCCAATTTTTAAATTTATTAATTAACCCATCTTTTACTGATTTAGGTAAATTAATTAATTCATTTTCTAATGGTTCTGACGCAACACTTGTTGTAATTTTATAACCAATTTTAGTTAAATACGAATTAGATGGAGTACTAAATTTAGAATAATCTTTCCCACTACTAAAAGTAAATTTTAATGGATCCACAAGATTATTTGATTCCTCATATCTCCACAATAATGCCCCAATATAATAAACATATAATTTAGGTAAATTAATTATTCTCGCTCCATCAAAAACTTTAGTATCAAAAACAGAATTTAAAAATCCTTCTTTAAAATTTCTAAATGGAAACGTAGATAATAATAATAGTGACCTAGCGTAATTAGAACTTTGTTTATCATATAGTTCAGAATATGTCATTATATCTTCATAATTAGCAGAAGTATTAGAACCCTGTCTAAAATATGTCATATTTATATACTTACTATTGTATGTAGAACCACTTAAGTTATTCAATGTAGAGTTAAGTGGGTTAAAATCTTCTATTTTACACTTATTTAGATTACCTAATATTTCGTTACCACTAGATTTAAGTATATTATTACAGACATCATCAAACCATACATTAAAAGAATTATACGTTGTTAGATTATTCGCACTAGAAATAAAATTTTTAAAAAATAATAATGTACCTTTAAATTCTTTATTTGGTGGACTAGAATTTTTATCTACAAATTTTCTATAAGTCTCATCTTCTTTTATTTCAGGAAATAATGTTTTACTATTATTAATAATAGACGGGTCATCAAATAGAATATAATTTACTTTATCTGAGAATGTGCCACTTATTTTAAAATTACCTATTTTTTGAAAACTATTTTCTTCACTAATTATAAAGTTATTAGGTTCTTCTATAATAAAATCTGTATAAAATTTACATTTTTTTAAGTCAAATTTATCATCTGGTACATAAATAGAACTAGTAGTATTGATTTGGTTTTCTATATCTATCAATATATTAGAAATAATTTGTCTAGCCTTTTCTGAAAAAATTGTTTTATTTGCC